ACTACTGAAGAAGAAGGATACGTTAACGGAGGAGAAAACCTAGACACTACATTCGATGCGGAAGAAACGGACGAAACCGAAGTCACAGCGAACTTCTAATAATCGTTATCGTTCCGGATTTGAATCTAAATTAGCACACCAACTGAAACGTAGTGGCGTTGAGTTCAAGTACGAGACGTTAACTATTGAATATCAGAAGGTTAGCACATACACTCCCGACTTCATACTTCCTAACGGCATCATTGTTGAGGCCAAGGGAGTGTGGACGGTGGAGGACAGGACAAAGCACTTGTTAGTACGCAAGCAACACCCGCACTTAGATATACGCATGGTGTTTCAGCGAGCGAGTAACAAGATTAACAAGAAGTCCAAGACAACGTATGCAATGTGGTGCGAAAAGAAGGGAATTAAATATGCAGATAAAGTTATACCTAAGTCATGGCTTTCACAAAAACGCATGAACCATGCACAGAGTGTGGGAGTAGTGACGCTCTCTCCACCAACGATGACGGAAGCACCTATTGTTTCAGTTGCAACAATTATAGTGGAGGACGAGGAAAGACCATGAGTGAACCAGCACCGAGAGAGTTCCTTACTGGCGAACCCAAAGCGATACCAAGACGCAACCTGACTCAGGAAACGTGTCGAAAGTGGGGCTACTGGGTTGGTCGTTTGAATGGTGAGGATGTACAGATAGCTAACTATAAAACACGAGACGGGAAACCTGTTGCTCAGAAGATACGATATGCTAACAAGAACTTCAGTGTTCGTGGTGAGTTGGTCGGTCTGTACGGTCAGCACCTGTGGAAAGAAGGGGGTCGTCGTGTTGTTGTAGTCGAAGGAGAGATTGATGCGTTGAGTGCGTCACAGGCTATGGACAATAGATGGCCAGTAGTCAGCGTACCGAACGGAGCAAGTGCTGCAAAGAAGCACGTGGCACAAGCTATCGATTGGTTAGAACGGTTCGAGAAAGTAGTGTTCTGTTTTGATATGGATGATGTTGGACGTAAGGGGGCAGCTGAATGTGCAGCACTCCTGACACCCGGCAAAGCACACATCGCAGAGCTACCACTGAAAGACCCGTCTGATATGTTGACAGGTGGCAAGTCGAAAGAGTTAGTCAGTTGTTTATATGAAGCAAGAGAGTATCGACCTGACGGAATCGTAAACGGTAAAGACTTATGGGAGTTGGTAAGTAATACTGACGAACACAAAGCAGTACCGTATCCGTACTTCAGTCTAAACGAGTTAACCCACGGCATGAGACTAGGTGAATTAGTTACGGTATGTGCGGGTAGTGGAATAGGAAAGTCTCTGTTCTGTCGTGAGATAGCTCATCATCTACTAGGTCTTGGCGAGACGGTAGGTTATATAGCACTGGAGGAATCCGTCAGGCGTACTGCTCTTGGTATCATGGGTATCCATCTGAACAAACCATTACACCTTGAAGAGGAACAACTGGACACGGAAGCGTTACGTCCTGCGTTTGAAGAGACAGTGGGTAACGGAATGTTCTACACCTACGATCACTTCGGCAGCATGGACAGTGACAACCTGCTATCTAAGATTCGTTATCTGATAAAAGGGTTTGATTGTAAATGGATATTCCTAGATCACCTATCGATTGTTGTCAGTGGTATAGCAGGAGATGACGAACGACGGTTGATTGATAACACGATGACCAAGCTTAGAAGTCTTGTTGAAGAGACAGGGTGTGGCATGGTGTTGGTCAGTCATTTGAAGCGAGTGGATAGTGGTCACGAAGAAGGAGGACGAGTAAGTCTACACCATCTGCGGGGCAGTCAAGCTATAGCACAGCTATCGGACATGGTCATAGGACTGGAACGAAACCAACAAGCTGAGACTACATCTAATGAGACACGTGTTCGTGTGTTAAAGAATAGATTCAGCGGACAGACAGGACATTGTACCACCCTTAACTACGACGGAGACACAGGTAGATACACCGAAGACAAGAACGTGTTCACCGATACAACAACTAACAACCCATTCTAAAATGAAAACACTATTCTTTGACATTGAAACAAATGCGATAGAGGACTGGTCGAACTTGTCTGACTTAAAGACGGTTCACTGTCTATCTATCTACGATCCTACCACACCTAAGATGATTACGTATCACGGTGCTGGTATAAAGAACGGACTAAATGAGTTAGCTAAAGCAGAACGGATAGTCGGACACAACGTACTCGGTTTTGATATACCTGCTCTAGGTAAACTGTACAGCTTCCATCCACCGCTTGTTAAAGTATTAGATACGATGGTCATGGCTAAGTGCATAGTACCTGACGTACGAAACGATGACTTCTTACGTAACAAGTTTGATAAGACTTTGGTAGGCAGTCACTCGTTGAAGGCGTGGGGATTACGGTTAGACAAACTGACCAAGCTGTCGTACGGAGAGGAGGACGGTGCGTTCGACGAATACAACGAGGAGATGAGAAAGTACTGCGAACGTGATACAATCGTAACCCAACTGCTGTATGATTATCTGATGAGTAGTAAACCTAGCAGTCAGATGTTAGCGATCGAGCACTGGTTTGCGTACCTGATGAGACTACAAGAGAAGAAAGGTTTCGCCTTTGACATCGGGAAAGCAGAGAAGTTAGAGATGAAACTAGCAGGTGTTCGTGCTGATCTATTGGATAAACTACAGAAAGAGTTCCCGTCTAAACAAGAAGAGATGAAGACACCGAGTGGTTGGTCGTTGGAGATCGAGTGGGAAGGTGGACTTGAAATAATCTCAGCAGCAACCAAGACGGAACTAAAGAAGGAACTGAAGAGTCGTAACTTAAAACAAACGTTAGTCAAAGATGCAGTCAAGTTAGCTAACAAGACTAAGACGATACCTTTCAATCCCGGTAGTCGTCAGCAGATAGCCGAACGCTTGTCGTCTTTAGGATACGAACTACCAATAGAACCTGACGCTAAAACACCCAAAGTAGACGAAGCTGTGCTGCGTAGTATTGAGCATCCGTTTGCCGAGGTGTTGTGTGATTACTTGTTGGTTACCAAGAGGTTAGGACAATTAGCAGAGGGTAATCAAGCGTGGTTAAAGCTACAAAAGGACGGACGAATACACGGACGGGTTAACACAAACGGTGCAGTCACTGGTCGTTGTACCCATCAGAATCCAAATGTAGCCCAAGTACCTGCGTGTCGTGCTGAGTACGGAGAGGAATGTCGTGACTTGTTTAAAGCAGGAGACGGGTACAAGTTGGTGGGGTGTGACGCAGCAGGATTAGAACTACGAATGCTTGCCCACTACCTAGCTTACTATGACGGTGGTGAGTACGCTAAGACTGTTATTGAAGGAGACATTCACACACTGAATCAGAAAGCAGCAGGACTAGAGACACGTGACCAAGCTAAGACGTTTATCTATGCTTTTCTTTACGGAGCAGGTGACGCTAAGATTGGTGAGATCGTGGGTGGTAGTGCTAAAGAAGGACAGATGTTAAAGCGTAAGTTCCTTAGCAACCTACCAGCACTACGTAAACTACAAGCAGATGTACAACAAAAGGTACAACGAAGTAACAAGCTGATTGGATTGGATGGTCGTATACTTCCTGTTCGTTCACCACACGCTGCGTTGAATATGTTGTTACAATCAGCAGGTGCTGTGTGTATGAAGGTAGCATTGATTCAATTGTTCAATCGTCTAAATCAGATGAAGTGGCAGTTTGGTAGAGAGTACAGCTTTGTTGCTAACGTACACGACGAGTTCCAAGCAGAGGTACAACCTGACAAAGCAAGTGTGTTCTGTGAGTTAGCTGTTGATGCAATACGACGTGCAGGTAAGGAACTAAAACTAAACGTCATGTTGGATGGTGAAGCAAAGGTAGGTAAGTCATGGGCAGAGACACACTAATAATATTAAAACAAGTCAAACGCACTTACCCACCTTTGTTACAAGACATGTCTATTCATTATTCACAACCTAAAGGATTTGTGGGTAGGAATATTTGTTATGCTATATATGTTAACGATCTCTATTACGGAGCTATTGTAGGAGGTTCATCAACTAGACACTTAGCTGGAAGGGATGAATTTTTTAATTGGGGCAAAGGAGAGAAGAAGTTGAATAATATAGTTAATAACATCTTTTACCATGTGGAGAAGCAGGAAGGTAAATATCCGATGCGTTGGTTTACCGTTGAAATACTTAAACAATATAAAATGAAAATTGAAAAGGATTGGTTGGATAAATACGGAGATGAAGTTATAGGGCATGAAAGTTTGGTTGAGCTACCTCGCACTGGTTTGTGTTATAAGAAAGCAGGTTGGCGAGAAGTAGGTATGACTAAAGGATTCACTTGTAAAAGAGTAGCGGGTAAAGGTACGGATGCTTGGAGTGGTAAGCGAGTTTGGGATACCAATAACTTGAGACCTAAAAGAGTATTTACAACATGGGCACAGACACACTAGAGCTTGAATACGATTGGCACTTGAAGGTTGCAGAATTATACGATACTGTTGACCTTAACCTACCTATGCCGACCTCATCAGCCCAGCGAACAGGAGCAATAGCTGAACAAAAGTTTATCACTGAATGTTTAGAGCGGAACTTTGAACCGCACCTACCTGTAACACCAATGCCTTGGGACTCAATCGTCACGTGCCCAGCAGGTACTCTAAAGGTACAAATCAAAGCAACCAACACACGGGCTATTCCGGCTAAGAATTGTTATAGCTGTGTCACGTCCGTTGGTTGTGCTAATAAAAACTATATGTCATCTGACATCGATGTTGTTGGCATATATGTTGTACCCATTGATACGTGGTGGATGATACCAAGAAACGAGATACAATCTAAAACCGTAAAACTAAATCCAGCACCTGACAGCACATCAAAGTATAAGAAGTGGCAGAATAACTGGAGCCTATATTATGACTAAAACATTATTGATTGATGCTGACGTATTAGCGTTTGAAGCGTCAGTGATAGCCGAGGAATCAATCGAGTGGAAGGAGGAGATGTGGACAGTACACGCTGACATGGCACTAGCCAAAGCTCGTATTGTTAATCGCGTCGAAGAGTTTAAACAGA